AGACATTAAACCCGAGTGGATAGGGGTGGCCGGAAAAAGATTCCTTACCACCCCCCCACCCTATGAGGGTCGCGACGCTCAAACCCACACCCACAGCCACCTACTCCAGAAGTCGCCTCAGTCACACAATCCCTCAAAACCCTCATAGACCCTCAAAACCCTCTTACTTCCTTGGAAAATCAAGGGTTCCAGCGCGAGAGGGTGGCCATTCAAAAGTTGCATTCGAGAGGGTAGCCTCTTGAAATGACACCCACTTCCTCCGCAATCGTTCAAAACAGCCTGAAAATCCGAGAGGGTCGAGAGGGTCGTCTGTTGATTGGTGGGAATAAAAAGAGGGTCGGACGGCGGCGGCGAGCCGTCTGCATTCCGCCTCCGGCGATGCTGTCGCACACGCGCAGCGATAGCTATGGTGCGGCGTTCGCGGTGTTGCGCTCTTTGCCTCATTGCTCACCCCTCGCTCACCCACGCCCCACGAGCGCATCATGGCGCTCGTGCTCACTCACCTCTCACCCCTCCGCATCGCGGACCTTCTCGACCAGCAGTCTGCGTGGATTCGACCCTGCGAGATTCTTGAATGCCCACACGCTGCCGTCGCTGGCCTTGAAGTGCCGCTCGTGCATCTGCGTCTTGAGCGCCTTACCGAAGCTCGCGGTGCTTTTGCTCCCCATGAATTCCGCCGCCGCTGCCATCGTGGCCGCATCCACTGTCCCCTGCCCCCCGTCTTCGGTCCACAGTGCATCGACATCCTCCGCCGCTGCCTTTTCCACCGACCTCGCCGGTGCTTTGAAATCCTTGCACGCCAGCACCGCCTCGATGCTCGTCTCGGGCCACAGGTAGCCCGTCACCGCGTCCAGCCCATGCCGTCTCGCGATGCCCGCAAATTGCCGCACCAGCACCTCAAAGCGATCACGTGGCTTGCCGTCGCCATCCTTGGTGTATTCCTCCACCGCGATCTGCGCCAGTCGCGCAAAGTCCCGGCTCTGCTTGTCGCCGATCTCATCATTGCCGCTCGCGATCATGCAGTCCCATTGCTGCTTAAAAAGTCCACCCGTGTGCCACACCACCGCCGGTGCGAACCGCGCCCAGCTTTCGAAGCTCCCCAGCAATCGCCCAGGCTTCAGCGGTCGCCCCGACTTGTCCCACTCACGCACCATCGCCCAGCAGGCTGAGAGCACCATCTTGCGGTTGCCCTCATTGCGGAAAAAATCATCGTCGATCAGTGTCGCCGATACAGGCAGCACACGATCCGTCCCCGTCATCGGGTTCCACAAATCAACGAGCAAACCACGACGCTGCAAGTCGCGACTCAGTGTGATGTTGTTCCCACTTCCCATCACCGTCGTGCGGTTCACATAGCGGCCCAGTTCCGTGTTGTTGCCCATCTTGCGCAGCTCATGCTCGTCCTCCTGGATGAAGGTATCGAGCAGGGCCGTCTTGATCGGCTTGCCACCCCAGTCGATGTTATCAAAATTCACATACGGCGAGTGGGTGCGGCACACCGTGTCGAGATACTTCGCCAGCTCCTCCTCCTTCTCGTCCTCGAGCGTCTTCACCGCTCTACTCCCATGGATCGCCCAGGTGATGAGCCACGTCAGATTCGTCTTCCCACTCTCTTGAATGTTCGCATTCACAAAAAACGCCGGAGCACGCCCCCCAAACAGACCGCGCCCAAACATCGTCACCAGGGCCGCCAGCCAGATCGCAAAGTCACGCTCCTTCTGCCGCCACGCGAAATACTGCACCAGGTCGTGCAGCCACATCACCGCGTCCGTCACCTCCATGTTCTCGTCATACATCACCTCACCCGTCGTCCAGGTCTTCGAGTGCGCGTCGTAGCCTTTGCGGCACAGTCGTATCATCGGCAGACCGCGCTCGTCCTGCTCGTCGGTAAAGGTCGGCAGGCACACCGGAGCCACATGCTCCACCTCCGGCAGGCTCCGCTTAAAATCCTCACTCGCGAGGATGATCGACGCCTGGTGAATGCTCAGATCACTCTCGACCAGGATCTCCTTCCCCGTCAGCGCACCCGCCGCATCCGTCTCCTTCTTGGTCCCCGCATGCAGCACCACCTGTCCCCCTTGGCTCGATGGCAGCCAGGTGCAAAACGCCAGCGGCTTCATCACCTGAAAGCCTTCCTCACTCTCACTCCACGTCACCACCTCACCTCCACTGCGAAAGATCAGATCACGCCCACGCAGCACCTCGATCACCCGCAGCACCAGCTTCTGCGGCACCGGTCTTAACTTCTCCTTGCCCACATACAGCGAGAATGCCAGCCTCGCCGCCGCGTCCGGCACCTCCACGCCAGCCGTCCGTGCCAGCGGCTCAAACGCCGCCGCGATCCGTTGCGCTCCATCACTCGCGATCACCATGCTCTCACGGCCTCCTCACCGATGCAGCCACCGTTGATTGTCGCACCTGGATTAAAATACAGCAGACGCTGCTTTTTCGCCCCGTGCTCAAACGGCACAAATCGCCCCTCCTTCATTTTCCCCTCGCGCATCGTGTTCGGCATCCGCATCGCTGCCGTTGGGTTGCTGAGGCTTTGAGGGTCGAAGCCTAGCATCGTCATCACATCACGGGCCGCCGTCCGCATCGCACTCCACTCATCATAGTCACGCGCATCCACCCGCACCAGCGCATGCAGACTGCGGCCTGCGCTGCTCGTGATCGCTACAATCGGCAGCCGCACTTGCGCGATCGCATTCAGCCACATCGCCTCCGGTGCCTCGTCAGATTCCCACAGCATGTAGCGAAACGCCGCCACACTCTGGATCGTCCGTCGGCTCAGTCGCGGTGGCGTCGTCCCCTGCACCGCATGCCACTTGCCATCCACCGGCTGGATCATCATCACGCAGCCCTCACGGCTGCCACGTGGCCCGTCCTTCACCCGCTGCGCCTTCACTTGCGGGTCTTTGCCCAGGGCGAACCACGCGCCCTTGTAGCGCATGTAGTCGCCCATTGAGCGCATCGAGGTGAAGCACATCACCAGCTCCGTCGGCGTGTAGATCGCGTCGATGAAATCGCCCGTGTCCACCGTCCACGGGTCCACGCTCGACCTCGCCCGCAGCCACGCATGATCACACGTCCAGTCCGCGCACTGCACCTTTTTGAGGATCTCCGCATCATACAGCAGTTTCTCCTTTTTCTTCGCTGGCACATACACCGGCGCATTCTCGTCACTCGATCCATCCACCATCCAGCCACGCGGCTTCGAGTGCGAGGCCCGCGCCGCCGACTGGATCTTGTGTAGCAGATCACGCTCCGTCCAGTGCGGTGCGCAGGCTTGGTTGTATTCCTGCATCAGCGTCATCGCGTCCACCTCATTGAGTGCGAAGCCATGCACCAGCGCACACGCCACGCCAAACGTCGTCCCATGCCCACCACTGCCAGCGATGGCAGGCGGACACGCCGCCACATACTTCCGCGCCCTGCCGATGATGTCCCCTCCAGTCATGCTAGATCGTCTCCCGTCGTTGAATTTTGGTTGTTGTTATCCCCTGCCTCAATCACCCCGCGTCAAATCACGCATCACGCCGCCCTCCTCATCTCAAGTGCAAACTGCACGATATTAGACGGCAGTGCATCCAGCGGACTGCTCACACTCGACACTTCGTTCGGCTCAGTCTTCGAGAGTCGAGATCATCACCTGGATGTGATCGATGAGATCCTTGAGGTTCGTGCGCGTCTCCGATGGTGAGACAGACGTGTCGCTAAACACGGCACTTGCTGCGTCTTTTGCTGCTTCGAGTAGTTTTTCGGTATCCATGGTGTTGTCCTTTTTTTTTGCGTTACTCATTGGCGCTCGCTTGGTTGCTGCCTTCATCGGTTCCCACCCAGCTTCTGATCCAGGTTCTTCCCATCCACCCCCAGCGCCGCTGCCACGGCTCGGATCACCTTCTCCGGCTGGCTGCTTGAATCGCTCTCCGCGCACAGCAGCAGCATCAGCGTCGTCCGCAGATGCGCTCGATTCTTCATATCACTCACGATCCATTCCTGCGCATCCTTCCGGTTATCAATCTCCAGCCAGGCATGCAGCGCACCCGCATCCACATCCGTCGTCAGGTGCGCTAGAAACTCCTGCAACGGCAGCCAAGGCTCCTTCGTCATCACATCCGTCGGATTCATCAGCAGTGCCTCATAGATCGCTCCCAGCCACGTCCGCAGCCACATTCGCATCTGCTCCTCCGCGTCCTTCACGATCACATCCGCCGCCGTCATCTTTGTCGTCGTTTCTGGCTTATCACCGACTCGCTCCATCTCCTCTTCTCCCGGTCTCCCGGTCTCCTTGTCTTCAGGAATACTCATCGCATCCCGCAGCATGCTCGCCTGCACCAGCGCCACATACCCATCCTTGTGCAACGGCGCAGGCACCACATAAATCGGCACGCTCAGACCCTTCGCCACCTCGCCAAACGTCCGGCCTTCGCGGTCACGCGGCAGAAAACTCGTCGCAAACTCAAACTCCGGCTCCGGTTGCCCCGACTCCCCCATGATGTAATCCCGCCGCGCCGCCCACTCCACGTAGTGATGCCCGTCCGCGACCTTGAATTTCTTCTTCAGCTTCAGCTCCGTCTCCAGCCACTCACGCCGCCACTTCTCCGGCAAAACATAGTGCGCCTGAATGTAAGCCTTCGCCTGCCCATGTGCCATGGGCTCCCCTGTCTCCATGTCCTTCAGGATCATCTGCGCCGCTGCCCGCCGATCCTTCGCATCCGGCACATCGAGCAGCAGCTCCGCCGTGTTCAGCGAGATGTCACCCTTCCCCAGCGCACTCCGCGCCGCCTGCGGCAGCAGCTTCCCCAGGTCAAACCACAGTTGCGCCCGCTCCTCCGACACCCCCAGGCACGGTGCCAGCTCCGCCGTCGTCATCCCCAGCTTCACCCCATGCTCGACCGCCACGATCTTCTCCTCCGCATCCAGCGGGTCCGTGTGGCCATGATCTTCAAGCAGAAACCGATACGCCGCCGCATCGTCTTCAAAGTGATGCACCACCTGCTTGCACTCCGTCCAGCCAAGGTTCGACATCGCCTCAAATCGACGGTGCCCCTTCAGCAGAAAATCCCCATCCACCCGCTCCCACACATGGATCGCATCCTGAAGTCCCTCCCTCTCAAGCGAAGCCATCAGTTCCTCAATCCCCCGATAGCTACTGCCACGCGGATTCCATTCCCAAAACTTCACACACTCCAAGGATCGCACCATCACTGCATTGTTTGTTTCGTTCATCATGATTCAGTTCTCCGTTTTCTCAGTTATCTCCTGTTAAAAAATCCCCAGCCGCTTCATCTCACTCGCCTCGTGCATCCTTCGCAGCACGGCACGCCGCTCCTGGGCCTTCATCTTCGCAAATTTCCGTTTCACCGGCAGCCCCTCCAGCATCTCCACCTCATAGCGATTATGCCCACCGCGATTCTCGTTCCCCATCTGCGCCTGCTCATAGACCACTCGTGCATCCGGTGACTTCTCAAACCAGAACCGGAACGAGCGCGGCAGTTGGCCATGCTTCACCAGCTCCTCACGCAGCTTGTTCATCGCGGCACACACCGCACTCCGCTTGTTCTCCGCCTTGAGCTGCCACAGCAGGCCAATACTCTCAAAGCTCGGCAGCACCTCACGCACCACCACGCCGCGATTCAGCGCATAGGCCAGCAGCGTCACGCGGCGGCCCGTCTCCCACGGCGTCTGCGTCCCCAGCATGAGCAGCTCAAACACCGCCTCGGCATCCGCCGCTCTCGGCAGTGGCAGCCCACCATTGCACCGCACCGCGATCCGTTGCATCTCCCTCACCATCGCTGCCGACATCGGTGGACAGGCCACAAAAAAGCGCAGCGCCATGATCCACACGCGATACCCCATCTCGGTGATGGGTGGCCGACCCGCCACGGCATTGTTCGTCACCACCGCAAACAGCGAGTCCTTCGCCAAAGTTTCCTCGTCATCGCGACGGCCTTGATGCAGCGCATCAAAGCTCAATCCGCCCTGACCGCGCAGCGCAGCGATGTCGTGATGCTCGTTGCTCACAGCAGCCACCCCCACTTCGTTTGCAGTTGCTTGCTCGCCGCCTTCGCGCTCAGCTCACACACCTGGATGCCATTCACGCAGGCCGTCGCATTGCAGGTCGCCGTCTTGAGCTCACTCAGCAGTTGTCGCTTATCTTCGAGGCTCACCAGACTCGGTTCCATCGCCAGCAGCTTGCCGATCCCGTCGATGACGCCCGCCCACTTCACCAGGCCTGCGTGAAACTCCGCCCGCAGATGCTCTGGGTGCGTCGCAATTTGTTGCGTCAGACTCATCTCGCAGCCCTCCCATCGTGAGACAGACTGTTAGCCAGTGCTTCGGTGAATGCAGACTCACGCAGGGCCTCCATCGCCTCGCGCAGCCTCGCGATCGCCTCGGGAATCGTGAGCGCCTTCGGCATCTCACACATGCCATCGCGATAAGGCAGCACCTCAAACTCAAACACCCGCACCTGCGTGCGGCGTGTCCCGACTTCCACATCCACCACAAAGCCATGCTTCGCCGGTTGCAGGATCGTCACTTCATTCTTCAAGTCATCGCTCATGCTGCCTCCTTTCGGCTCATGGGATACTCACCCGCCGCGATGCGCAGACTCACGTCCTGCACGTCCGTGAAATTGTAGAACACCGAGTCCTTGCCTCGGCCTGCCTTACGCACACACGGCGACAACCACGCCGCCGCGATGGCATCATCAAAGACCTGCCTGCGCAGGTAGTCGATGACCTCGCACTGCGCCATGTGCGCCGGTGGTGGGAAGAGTTGTTTGCGCTTCGCACTCATGCTGCCACCTCCTTATGCTTCGCATGCCACTCTCTCATGCGTCGATTATTATCCTCGCGGCAACTGGCGCAGCGCGGTGAGTGATTACTCAATGGACGGCGACAGTCCCGGCATTGGCCTTGTTGCTTCAAGGCTGCCGCCCGCGCCGTGAAATAAGCCGGGTTAGCCCGACCATCCGGCAGACGACTCGGTGGGAGATCGACATACTTTTTGTTGCCCTCCCCTGCCCGCTGACTCAGTCGCAGTCGCTCGCACACACGCGACAGACCCAGGCTCGCCTGACTCGAAAGCACCGCCTTCGCATGCCAGCGTGCTTGACGTAGCAGCCACGGCCGCTCCACCTGCACTCGGCCACCAGTCGCCGCATTGATCAGGTTAAAAATCCCCTGCACCCCAGGCGAATAAAGCTCACGCAACAGCCCATTGGCCTCAGCGTGCATGCCCGCCATCTCTCGCGGATCGTGGCTCCACCAGCCCGCCGCATGCGTCAGCGCCAGGTCTTGCGCCAGACTCTCCAGCATTGCCGCGCCCAGTAGCCAGCCTGCATCTTCCAGTTCCGGCACCAGTGCCGCGCCAGGCGTCCCATGTCGCGCCGTCGGCTTCTCGACCTCATAGTGCCTACCTATCTGCATCCGGGTCATGACAGCACCTCCTCGCGTGAGCGCATGTCATGATATTCCATGATGCTTTCAGCCTCTTCTTCATCGGCTCCGTCCTCCACCACATGCATCGCCAGATCACGCATGCCGCCACTGACAAAAGTCATCGCCAAAATCTCGCGTGCCTGCTGTTTCACTCTCCGCTGGCCATCGGAATCAGCGATTTTTTTCATCGCGGCTAACTTCTCTTCGAGCGCCTCCAGCTTGCAGTTCAGCTCATCGAGTTCTTTCTCCAACTGATTGATGTCATCGCTGACCGCTTCAATCTCGCGCTCGACCTTCCACATAGGATCGGTCCGAGTTGAGGCCGATGTTGATTTGAGCAGCGCACTCATGACCGCACCTCCTTACCACAGCGATCCAGCAGCCCATGCTGGCAGCCGATGACTAGGTGCAGACTCTCCTCCGCCTCCTGCATGCGCCCTTGGCGCACATGCTCACGCGCCTCGCACGTCTCCACCGCCATCGCACCGATGATGCGTCTGAGCTCCGCGTGACACAGGCTGCCAGCCTGTTCAGTGTCGGCCTGCTCCGCCTCCGGCTCATTGTCCCACCGCCATTCCTCGCCGGTCACCTCGTCCCAGCAGCCTCGGCGCTCCTGCGCCCGCCGCAGGCGTTCCGCCTCAATCCATTGTTCATTCCGATACACCGCCGCAGCGGCCCACCAAATGAGCACGCACGCCACCAGTGAGGTCAGCGCCAGCACCAGCGGCACGCTCGGTGTCGTTAGCATTGCAAATAGTCGATCAAATCCGTTGGTCATATTGTAGCCTCCTTGGAAAAAAGTTCCCGGCGTTGCCCCGCCGGGTGGGGTTGCTTCACCGCGTCCGCTGCCACACCCGCTTGAGCCAGCTTTGGTGCTCCGGCTCAAAGTCCGCCGCCCATGCAGGCAGTTGCAGCTTCGGCATTTGCCTCACGCTTGCCTGGAGCTGCTGCCGCAGCAGCAGTGCCCCCAGGCCGCGCCCCAGCGCACTGCGCCGGGGCGCCCCAAAGGGTCTTCTTTTATTCGTCTCCTCGGGCAGCTTTTCAGCCCGGAGCACTTCGTTGTTATTGTTGGTCTTCATGCGTTGTTTTGTGTTTGGTTGTTGCCCGTCCCCGGTGTCCCGCCGGTTCAAAAATTCACGCCGCTAGGGCCACGGCGGTCTCCCGCCGGATCGCATAAAATCTTCGCGCCGATGTGCGCTGGTTCTCGATCACATACCCGCCCGCTAAAATCTGCCCCGCGTAGCGGGCGACGAGGCAGCCAAAGGCACTGCTTCGGGCCATCTCACTCTTCAGATTCAGCAGCCGTGGAAAGAAGCCCAGGCGCACCGCCTCACGCCGCACCTCTTCTGCCGCCATCACAGTGTCTCCATGCTGCTCATGCAGCGCACGCAGCAGTGCCGTCATCTCCTGTCCCTCGGGATTCACCAGCACGCCGCTCATCGGTGCCAGCGTGCCGCGCACCGCCTCCAGCACTGGCCTCGCAAAAGCAAACACGCGCCCGACGCCCGGCTCTTCCACCGTTTGAAAGATCACGCCCATGCTTTTCGCATAGCGGCGCACCATCATGCCGTAGGCCATCTGGCGCTCCAGCGGCCAGCCAGCGCAGCAGTCACGCACAAAGGCCAGCACACTCATCAGCTCCAGGCCCTCACTGGCAGAATTACCCACCGGCAGCGCATACCCACCCGTCCGGCGGATCGCAGGCAGCACCTCCGCCGTCACCCACTTGCGGAACTTCTTCGCCTCCGCCTTGCGACTCTTGAAAATAAGGGTGTAGAGTCCGGACTCGGAGATGAGTCGCAGCTTGTGAGCAATGCCCGCTCGCGGATTACCGTCGGCATTATCTAGGGTAATGGATTCGTCCTCATCGAGCGACTTGATCGCATCGCTCGGATTTTGAATCTCTAGCACACGGCACACATCCGCCGCCACAAACCACGGCTGCTCATCACGCAGCAGCACGCGCACCGGCACCGTGTTGAAATCAAAGGTCTCCAGTTTCATTTAGCTTGCCTCCCCCGTCTGGTTTGTGATTTGCTTCGACTTATGACCACCCAACCCGACCCATGGTTGAAGATCGCCGAGTCCCTTGACCTCTGTGGCAAAGGCCTTCACCGCATCGCGGACGCTCTGAATCGCCTTGGTAACGGCAATGCCGCCACGCAGGTCGGAGCCATCGAAGGCCACGCCATGGCGCTTCGCGAGGCGCTTCAAAGTGCCGCCGAGACGGTGAGCCTCGCCATGCGGCAGGATCACGATTGATCCACAGCCACATTCGCAGTGCATCTCCCCCAGTTGGCGGCTCAGGGCTTGTTGGCAGTTTGGGCAGTTCATCATCTTCGTGTGTTGGTTCGTGGTTGAAATTCTCAGGCAGCCATCACCGGCGGTGCGAGCAACTGGCTGCGCAGAATGGGCAGACCGCGCTCAAGGCTCAGTCGGATCGTGTTTTGCAGGCTCAGCCCCAGGTCTGCCGCCGTTCTGCGCACCTCCGTATTGAGGTCGTCTGTCAGTTGCAGCAGCACCTTGGTCGTCGGTCTCTCATCGTTGCTCTCTTGGGTCATGATGGACTGATATATGAACTTATATCATCGAGCAAGAAAAAAGATATAACTTCTTCTATTTGGGTTTTTCTTGTGGTAAAATCCGCCATGTCCGCCTCCTCAAAACCCATTCCCATCGCCCTACCAAACGAGCTGCTCACCGCGATTGACCAAGTCGCAGAAAAGCTCAACCTCACTCGCTCGGAATTGATGCGCTTATCCATGCGCATCGGTCTCGCAGAGATCGGAACCGTCGCTGAACCAATCGCAAAGACTGTGGCCCGTGATACAGAGCGGCTTGGCATCACCTTCGCCGATTGGGTTCAATCGACGCATCAACAAACCGCCACCAAACGCATCGCTGACGACGCAGGTTTATCGTTTCAACAATGGTCAAGAACAAAATGAAGCTCGACAAAAAAACGCCGATCTGTTGGAATCCGACGAATGTGCTCCACCTGCGCCTTCGCGAAAGCGTTCCCCCAGCATCGGACCAACGCCACATGGTAGCCGAGACCTCCAACCCCTCACCTGTCACCGAGCCACGCAGCGAAGCCCGTTACGAAAAAAAACGTCGTAAAGCATGAAGCCGCTCCTCGTTAGCTTGATCTTTTCCGTGGGCACAATTGGGCTACTCAAAAAGCCCGTTGGGCCTTGTCAGCCCTACGCTGAAAAATGCCTGCACTGCACCGACTGCTCGCAGTGCAAACACTGCGCAGTGGACAAAGGCCGCTGCTCCGTCTGCTTCCACCAATGAACACTCCAACTGAACGCCCCACCGCCCTGATCAAACGTCGCGTCAAAAGCACCGGCAGCGCGCAGATCCTCGCCTTCTGTTTCTTCGTTGGCGGCATCGCGCTGCTGTTTCTATTTTGGCCCCTCGGCCTGCTCGCTATGCTGCTGGGCATCGTGGTCGATACGATTCGCACCGTTGAGCACACCTGCGGAGCCTGCGGCAATCACGTCGCCAGCACCAGCACCCTCTGCCCCACCTGCCACATCACGCTCGAGCCACCACCCAGCCCGTGGCCCAACAGGCTGCTCAGCCTCGGCCTAATCACCCTCGTGGTCATCGGTGGCATCCTATTGCGGCGCTGGATGCTAGGCACACTTTGAGCACCTCCGGGGCCGCATTAGCATACCCACCTCTAGCATACCCACGCTAGAAAGCCCGTTTATTAAGCCCTCCAGCGTTCCGGCCTTATACATGGGGTGCAAGAGGTCGTGAGTTCGAATCTCGCCAGCCCGACCATGTTGCCCTTCGGGGCGGTGGGTTTTGGTTTGCTATTTATGCGATTTTAACGCCTTTTAGCATATGACTGCTAGCATACCTCGGGGACTGTATCGGCAAAAATTGACTTGGTGGCTGCGCTGGACGCCGGTGCCGGGTGGAGCGCAGGAGCGGCAGTCGCTTGGCACCCGAGATCTCGCAGAGGCGATGGTGGCGGCGGATAAGCTGCGCCTGCGGGAGGGTCCACGCTTGCGGGAGGAGGCTGGCTCCTGCGTTGCGGAGATCGACCGCTATCTGGCCGCGAAGGCCAGTGAAGGGCTGTCGGCCTCGACCCTTTCCTCGCGGCGGTATGTGCTCAAAGGTTTTGCGCTCCACACGGGGGCGACCTCACCGAGGCACATCGGCCCAACGGCCTGCATGCGATGGTTTGAGGGCAGGCTGAAGCGGCATGAGCACACTGCCGTGAGTTACCTCAACCAGGTGCGCTGGTGGTTTGCTTGGCTCATGGAGAGAGGCATCGTTTCACGGGACCCGACGACAGGCATCACGATCCCGAAACTGCGGATGCGGTCGCGGAAGGTTTTTTTGATGCCGGCGGATGCGCGGCGACTGATCGACGAATGCACGGACCCAGGGTTGAAGTTTGCGCTTTTTTGCGGGCTACACGCAGGGCTGCGGAAATTGGAAATTATTGAGGCCAGGCCGGAATGGTTCGACCTGGAGGAGGGCTTGATCCATGTGCAGGCGACCACGACATTTCAGCCAAAGTCTCGCGACAATCGCACGGTGCCGCTGACGGATGAGTTTCGGGTGTGGTTGCTGGATGAATACAAACTGCAAAAGCCGTTCATGCTCGCGCCCAAGGTGGTGCATGGGAAATACCGCTACCGTTTTGATTTTCGGAAGGCGTTTGATGCGTTGGTGGAGAGATGCCAGCTCGAGATCACTTTTCACGATTTGCGGCGGACGTTTGCCTCGTTGCTCGTGTCGAAGGGGGTGTCGCTCTACAAAGTCGCCAAGTGGTTGGGTGACACCGTGGAGGTGGTCGAGGACACCTATGGGCACCTCATTCCGCAGGACGACGAGATCAATGCCTCGTGGTCGAAGGTGGCTCGTCGCCCATCTCGTGGTGATCCCAGTTCAATAGCCACATGACTGACGCAGTGATGCCATAGGGAACGCCGGGCCGGGGTCGTTTTTTCTGGTTGGGGCGATGTCGTCGTGGCCGACGATGTCGTCGAGTTGGTAGCGAGTGACGAGTGCCTTCGCGACTTGCTCGCAGGCGGCGAGTTGGGCCAGTGGGTAGGCTTCCCACTTCTTGAGCGAACCACCGTTTTTGTGCCGTGCTTCGATGGGTGGATGCTTTGACCAACGCTTCGTGAGCCGCTCGTCATCGCCCGCGTTTGCAAGTTCGATGCCGATGGAGCACTTGTTGAGGTTGCTGAATTTTTTCCAGCATGAAACGCCCGCATGCCCGCAGGTCATATTGAATGGGCGGCACTGGTAGACTGTGCCGTTGCGTTCAATGATAATGTGAGCGGAGGAACCTTCGGCTTCTGGACTGCGCCAAAATTCGATGGAGGATTCGGCACTGGCTCCGGCGGTGAAATGGATGACGAGGAAACGACGCACGGGCATGGCTGCACCCCCAGGAATTGGGCGGCGCAAAGCTCCTTCGAGCCAATGGTCGGCGCTGATCGTCATCGGCGTTGGCTCATTTTCCACTGGTCACATCCACCACGAGACGGCGCTGACTGTAGCCGATCACGGCACTCTGCATGGCGGAGCGGGCAGCATCTTGGCCGATGCCGAGCCACTGGGGTGAGCTGAGGCCGAGGAAGGCTTTGCTGCCATTGGCGGTGGTCGTGCAGCTCGGCAGCGTGAGCAGGCAGAGGCTGGCGAGGATCAGCTTGAGGGAGCCGCTGACACCTGCGTCTTTGGCAACGTAGCCCAGGATGGCAATGGTGACGGGGATGAGCCATTGCTGCCAGTTGGCGAGGTCACCGCCGTTGCCCTGGTAGATGGCGAGGAAGGACAGGCCAGCGAGAGCGGCTCCGATGAGGGTGGTGCGGTAGTTTTTCATGTTACCACTCAACCCGTGTCAATGCCTCACGCATGATGGCGATCGTGCGAGGCGTTGGACAGTAGATTGGCGAGTTGCTTGTGCAGCTCGATGCGGTCGGCCTCGCAGCGGTCGCTGCGCTCGCGGAGTCGCTGGAGTTCACGATCCATGGCATTGAGGCGATCAGTTCGCTCTTTGTTGAGCTCGGTCACGAGTGCTTGGTTGCCTTTGGTTTGCCACCACACTGCGATGACCAATATCATGGCCACAGGGCCGGTGGAAACGATGACTTCGAATGCTTTGGCAATGAGGGTGGGTTCCATGGTCAGAGCGCTTGGTAGAGTATGCGATCAGGGTTTGATTGTCACTCGGCCATCGGTGTGATACACCAGCTCGTGCGGTGGAGTGCATTCGGCATCGCTCAAAAAGTCTGCGCGGGTCTTACCCACCAGCTTGGCGCAGCGGTCGATGTGGTCGAGGTTCTCGCGGCTGAACTGAAACACGAGCACCGCCGAGGTGCCGAGCTGCTCCAGAATCGCGGCGGGTGTGGCCCCTTCGCGTGTGTTTTTCCAGAGCGTCTCGAAGGCGATTTTATGGACGGCGACGCGATGCGTGATCTCGTTGTTGATCGCGTTCACAATGCTGTCTGCGGCGAGCTTGGCAGGAGGTGGTTGAGCGGGCGACGTGGGGATGAGTTGCGCGGATACTGAGAGTGGGGCGCAGAAGGCAAGGAGGAGGAGGAGGTGTTTCATATCTTGAAGCTGTGGAGTGGTGGAGTGGTGGAGTTAAGGAGCGACTTTGACGGTGCCACCGTCATTCCAGAGGCGACCGCTGGCTCCTGCGGTGGTGGGCAGCGTCATGAAAATGTCACCACCTGCGGTGATGCGGATGCGCTCAACGCCATCGGTCTGGATGATCATCTGCCGAGCAGTTCCGCCGCCTGATCCTTTGACGGTGCCCACGCGCACACTATTGGCAGTGGTTTGCCAGTCGATGGTGAATGCTTCGTGATTGGTCGTGGAGGTGTAGGTGTTTGTGACACTCAATCGTTGCGCGTTGGTGGTGCGTGCGTGTATCCAATGGTCTGCCGCGAGACGCTGAGAGATGCAGTCATCCGAAGCGCCCATTGAATACCAGCCACCTCGCGCAAAGAAGAAATTCCCGAGGGTATTGCCACTGGTCTGCAATGTATTACTGCCCCCTTGCAACGTTCCGTTGATGTCCACATTCCAACGCGCCACACCGTTCACGACGAAATAAAGGTTGGGTGTGGCATCACCACTAACACCTGAGTCGCTGTCGCCGAAGGTAAGCTGTGGCACGGTGGAAGTGCCAGCGCCGTAGGCCGTCGATGTGGCTGATGCCACCCCTAGCACCGGTGTGACTAGGGTTGGAGAGGTCGCAAACACGGCAGCACCACTGCCTGTCTCATCGGTCAGCGCACTGCGCAAATTGGCGCTAGATGGAGTGATTAACCACGTGCTCACGCCGCTGCCGAGCGTTAGCTCGCCCACCGTCGCGCCGCTAGTGAGGAGCCTGCCAGCCGTGCCACCGGTGATGGTCGTGGTGCCAATGGTGAGGCCGCCGCCGCTGCCATTGCTCGCTGAGGTGATTCGACCCTTCGCATCTACGGTTAGGTTGGTGTTGGTGTAGCTGCCAGCGGTCACGCCACTGTTGGCGAGTGTGGTGGCAAAGCTCCCACTGCCAGAGCCGGTGACATCACCTGTCAGCGTAATGGTTTGGTCACCCGTATTGGTGCCGCTGTTCGTGCCGGTGATGTCGCTGGTCATCGCCACGGTGCCGCTCTTGTTTGGCAGGGTCCAGGTGCGGGTGGCCGTGAGCGTTCCTGCTTGGAGGAGGCCTACGCCGTCCTGCTGCCATATGGTGAGTCCCACTGCGCCCAATTGGGAAATAGGACGCGAACCAACAAGGCCGTTGGCCTGGAAAACCCCGGCATTGAGCACGCCAGCGGTCTCAAAGACGGGAATTTTTCCAGCCACGCCGTTGGTTAATTCTCCCACCGCAGAAATGGTCTGTGTATAGCTAAAGGTTCCGCTGCCGTTATTGGTCAGCACACCGGAAAAATCGTCGAGGCTAGACAGTGTGGTGAGCCGCGTGGCGAGTGGTTGGTAAGTGCTGCTTAAATTCGGCATGTCAGCGGCGACCAGGGCGCGAAAAGTGGGGGCGGCATCAGCGCCGCTCAATGGACCGGCGAAAATGCGGTTGGCAGATTGCGTGGCGAGTGTGCCGGTGAGTGTGCCACTCTCGGTGACCGGCGAGCCGCTGACGCTGAAGATCGACGGCAACGACAACGCGACGCTGGTGACACTGCCACCAAAGCCGGTGAGGGTGCTGCCATTGGCGGCGACGATGCTGGCACCGCTGGCGATGGTGAGGGTCTTGCCTGCGCCGATGGTGAGCGATTCGGTGATGGTGTTGCCGTTGACGTTCTTGATCACGCTCTTGGTTTGGGCGTGGAGCGCACTGATGAGCAGGCCGAAAAAGATGATGATGCGGGCGATCTGTGTCATGTGAGGTTGAGTTTTTAGCGGACGCGTTTCCAGATTTGAGCGTTGGTGGTGGCGTTGTAGTCGTCGGGACGCACGATGCCGTTGGCACTGTCTTCGGCGGTGGTGCCTGCGAACAAGCGCCAGTCTTGCAGCTCATCGGCGACGTAGATCTCGACGAGTGTGAGTGTTTTGCCGACGGTGCTGATCCCATCGAGCGCGGTGGTGCCGCCACCGGTGAGCGCGGTGATCTCCTTGTAATACAGCTTGGCGGAGGGTGATGGCTGCGAGCTGATGGCGACTGCGTTGTCAGTCGGACGCACCACGTCAGAGAGGATGAGCACTGGCACCCATTGGCTGCTTTGCGGGACGCCCTCGGTGATGGTCTGAATTTGCAGGTGCGTGTAAACGCTGCTGGAGGCTGCGGGAAGCAATGCAGCGAGGTCATCACCGCTGAGATCGAGTGTGCCGAGGTAAAAGCCGCCGGGGTCGTCGGTGAGGTCGCTGGCGACGTTGTCGGTGAGGCTAGCGGGCTTGTCCCAGGTGTCGTCAGTGATCTGAGCGAGGGGATTGATGTTGTTGTGGTCGTCCCATTTTTTCAGCGCGGCGACAAGTGTGGTGCCGCTGGCGAGTCGCACGGCCTCGTTGCTCGACCAGGGATCAAAGACGCGGAGGCGCAGCGTGGGTTTATCGCCACGCTGGAGACGCAGCGCACCAGGCGGTGGCATGCCGAGCGAGGACTCGACATCGCCGAAAGGCCCAAAGCCGCCTTGGCTGTTGGTGAGCTGTCCGGTGCGGAGATTGAGATAAGCCGTGAGGGTCACGCGAGGGAGCGCGTGTCAATTTACAGGACGGTGATCTCGACTTCGGTGATGGCGTCTTGCTCGTGTGGATCATCGGGAAGTTTATCGTCATACCAGTTGCTGGAGTCATTGGCAGGCACGGTGAGGGTGCGTGTGCTGCCGCCTTGCTTCCAGCGGATTCGCAGGTTCTTGTCACTGTCATTCGTCCAGCGATAACGGTTGGAGTAGGCGGCAAAACTGGTTTTGACGTTGCCGGTAATGCCGGTTTGCCAGCGGCCGAGAGTTTGAGTGATGTTAGTCGGCGGCGTGTCCTTGGCTGCCCAAGTTCGAAAGGCCCTGGTGAGGTTTTCCTCTTCTCTGCGGCAGGTGCCAGCGGTGATGTTGCTGGTGATGTCCACCACTTCACCGTCTTCGGTTTGACTGACTTTGAAGGTGTTGGATGTGTTATTTCGCACGTAGTAGGCGATTCCTAAAAACGAGCTGTTGGCCACAAGCCCTTCGCCGCCGATGAGCCAGGGGAACATGACGCGGTCGCCGTTGTTCAAACCGTGAGAGTTTGCAGTGATGATGTCGCTTTCTGCGTCGGCAGTGATGGCGAAGGCCACGCCAGGATCGGGATCGCCAATGATTTCTAAGGCCCCGAGAGCAGCACCACGCAGACTCCCAGTCAGGCCGCCGGTGTATTCGGGCTCTTCGACTTCTTCGAGAAAGCCATAATCTTTGTCCGGCTCGCGGTCGTTGCTGTTGACGTTGCTAGGGCAGTCGAACATCGGGATTGTCGGCGTGTAAACGTGCGGCCCTGTCTCAGACTGGGTGGTCGTGTATGTGATCTCTCCGTCGGACCATTTTTCAGTGGTCGATACGCTGCTGTAAGGGTTGCCATCGGCATCAAAAATGCTCGCGCAAAAAAAAGCGTAGGCTTGTTGGGGCTGCGTTTCGAGCCGCAGGATGAGGTTCCGAGGTGGCGGTGGTTGCAGGGCAAAGACGAGCTTGTCACCACCGCTGCTGCGGGCGACACCACCCAGCTCGAGGCTGGTTTGCAAAGCGGACGCAAGGCGCTCGATGAAGCTCTGCAAGGCTCGGCACCAGCCGACATGCGAGGTGGGCCAGCGGGGGGTGCTCGCGTCCTTTTTGCTGGCGGTGCTGCGGGCACCGGCACCCGTGAACTCGGTGCCGACTTCGAGCGCGGGCTGCTCCCCACTTTGGCCACGGGTGGTGCCGAAGATTTCGATCTGCACACCGGCGGCGGAGGCGAGTTTTTCAGCATGGGCTTGCACGGCCATTTTCCACGGCACGAGGCCAGAGGGCCAGCGTGGAGCCTCCTGCGCTGGGGTCTGTGCGGTGGCAGTGCCGCTGGGGATGGTGCCGAGGTCCAGCATGAGATCCTCGCCACTTTGTGAGCGGGTGGCCCCTTGGACTTCGATCTGCACCTTGGCGGCTGTGGAGAGCTTTTCGAGAAAGGACTGCACCGCACTGCGCCAGGGCACGAGGCCGGAGGGCCAGCGTGGTGGACGAAGGCGGTGCGTTTCTTGCCTCATGCTTGCGCCGGTGTGAGCGAGTCAGGAGTGTCGAGCTCCAGCGTGAAAAAAACCACGTCCATGATCACATGCTTGTCGTCGCTCGCGATGCTCACGGACTTCGGATCACGGAGACCAGGGGTGTTCAGGGGCCATTGTTTAAGCCAGGCTTCAGTGACTGCTTTGCCGTTGCTGGCTAGGGCTTTCACGTGCTCGGGATCGGTCCCGGTGACACGCATGCCGAGGCGGACTGTGAGCGGGCGATCTTTGATTGTTTGATGTTTGACGATGGGGCTTTTGCCCTCCTCAAGCAGCGGGGAGAGTAGGTGTGCGACGAAGGAGCGGAGTTCGATTTCGAGTGTGGCGGGGGTCATGGGAAGAGTGAGAGGTGAGAGGTGAAAGGTTAGCGGAACATGACTGGCCAGATGTAGCGATACACGACTTGATAGACCATGGCGGAGATCTTGTTGTTGAGCGTGGCCTGGTGTGGAGTGCCGACGATGCTCCAGCCATAAGGGTAGTTCCAGGTGAGGTCCTCGGTGTCGTCAGTGAGGACGATGGTCCGAATCGAGGGTGCATTTTCAGGAGCGTCCCTGGATGGCACAGCGTTGGTGGGCAATGTGCCGCTTCCGGTGAGGTAAGTGTCTGTGACGACAATTTCCGGCAGTTGAAAATTGGTGTAGCGGGCATCGCCCCAACCACCGGGTAAGCTCATGGTGATCGGCTCGCTGGCACTGAACTGCTGTCCATTCACGGTGATTATTCGGTGATAAGGTTTCGCCTCTTCGAAGCCGCGATACACGCAGTCAGCGACCGCCCAGTCATTGTTTTCGTCCTGCACGGTCAGCTCACACAGGTGCATGTAGGGGTAGCTGGGGTGCGGTGAGCCGAGGGCGAACTCGCCCGCGATGACCTCGCCTGCGGTCATCGTGGTGGTGAAATCCACCGCGCTACCACCGAGGGTGGTGGACACTTGGAAGGTGTTACTTGTGCGGTTGATGACGTAATAGCCAACGCCAAGCGAGCTGGCGGATTGCGCTGTCAGGCCTGCACCGCCGGCGAGGCGGGCGAAGTAAACGCGGTGGCCATTGGGGAAGCCGTGCGCAACGCAGGTGATGAAGTTGCTGCCAGCATCGCCGGTGCAGGCTTTCCAGGCGGCATGCCAGGAAAGGTAACGCACGGTGCGCTCGTCCCACCCGGCTTCAATGGTGCGGCGTTTGCCACGGCTGAGGGTCTTGGTGGGGTAGCTTTGATCGAGTGAGCCTTCGGCGGAAATCTGCCACTCGCGACTGATGCCACTGTCGATTTTATCGAGCGCGATGATGATCATGCCTGGATAGCCAGGCACGACATCGCCGACGGCGAGCGTGGTGGCGCGATCGGTCTTGTAGGCACCATCGAGCGTGTCAACGCCACGGAACGCGGTGCGCTCGCGAATGGGATGTCGCCAGAGTGGGAGGGTGCCGACGGAGAATGCGGGGGTCATGGCGTGGTGATTGGTTGATGGTGGATGGTGGATGGTTGATGGTTAACTGCCCAGCAGACCACGGGAGAGGAGTTCATTGGTGCGGTCGATCTTACTGCTCAGGTCGTCCTTGCGGGCGGCATTGACGGTCTGCTGGGTGCGCGCACCGCTGGTGTTGATGCTCATGCTGCCACTGCCGCTGCCGACGTTTTGACGGGCGTAAAATCCATCCAGACCACCGCCAGGTGTCAGGGATGAACGGTTGGGACCAGAGAGCCGACGATCTCCCGTGACGAGAGGGCCGCCGGTGTATGTGTCGGGGGTTTGCACGCCGAGGATTTTGCGGCGTCCATCGGTGAGGCGGCGGTTTTGTTCGTCGTAACCTTTGTAGGTTTTGGTCTCGCTCATCGGGGCCTCGTTGCGAGGCGTGAATGAGGTCTGAGTGGCGGTGGGACTGCTTGGCAGAGACGGAGTGGCGACCGGGGTCTTTTTCTCGGCTTCTGCTTGTTCGTCCAGCCGCTTCAGCGCAGAGATTTCTTGTTGGATGTCGAGTAGCTTGTGCTGGTTCTCGATGCTTTCCTTTTCGGTCTGATTGATGTTCGCAGCACTCTCTTCGATTTTTTGCTGTTGCTCCAACAGGCGATCTTCGGCGGCGGCGATCTGCTCTTTGAGTGGCAGTTCGGCTTCGGTGAGTTTGCGTTTCCGGTCATCGAGGCGGGCCTGTTCTTTGCTGACGGGTTTGTTGGCTTCCTCGCCCGCTTTGCGGATGGGATCGTCTTCCAAGACGGACTTGGGCAGGTCCATGAGCTTGATCTCTGCTGCGCGTGCCTCAGTGCTGGCGGTGATCTGCTCAGTGCGCATGCGCTCGATCTCGACGCTGTCTTTTTGCGCCTGCATCATTTCGAGGATGCCTTGCGTCTCGGCTTGGTATTTGGCGAGGCCGTCAGCGTCTCCCATGTAACCGATGGCACGCTGCAAATCAGCGGCCATGAAGCCGATGGCATCTCCGGCATTCACAAACCATTCCGCGACGCCGGAGGCGGTGTTGCCGAGCCATTGACCTGCTTCGCGCAGCTTGTCGTTGTTGGCATCGAGCACTCCCCCGAGGCGAGACAAACCTTCGGAGCCTTTGCCGACGAGGCCTTCGAGCAAAGCCGTGGAGGCGGTTCGCAGGGAGGTGCTGAAGTCGTTCATTTTTTCATCGAGACCAGCTTGTGCTCGCTCGAGCTTACCAAAGCCTTCGACCAGCGTGGCGACGAAGGTCTCTGCGTCGATGTTCATCTTTTGCAGCGTCTCGGTGTCGGCGGTGCCGAACATGTCCTTCATCACGGCGCGGACCTGTGGCACGCGCTCAGCGATCTGGTTGATTTCCTCCGCGCTGACTTTGCCTTTGCTGATGATTTGCGTGAGGGCCAGCACGACGCCATCGAGGTCGGCGGAGGTGCCACCAGCGAGGCTGAGGGCATTGCCCATTTCGATGAGCGCCTTCTTGGAAAGCTCGGCACTGACACCGACGCTGCGCAGGCGGATGTCCCCCTGCACCGCTTGCTCAAAGTCGAGGCCAGGGAGCTTCGAGGCCTCGCGTAGTTCGTCCATACGGAATTTAGCCCCCGTGGCGCTGCCTTCGAGTGTGGTCATGCCACGCGTCATGCGGTCGAAGGCGGCGACGACGCGCACGCCTTCGCGGGCCAGGATGCCGAGGCCGAGGCCTCCGATGGCTGCCTGGGCACCGCGAAAGCTGCGCTCGGTGGTGGAGGCGAAGCCTTTGAGCTTGGTTTCTTGCTGCGCAAGGCCGCGATTGAGCGCGGTGCCGTCGTAGCCAAATTTGACTGTTGCGTCGTTTGCCATGGGGGATCGTCAGAGGTTGACGAGGTCCGCGTGTCAAAGCGACCACTGACACATCACGCCGCGAATGTTGGCGGCTTTGAGCTGATAGTAGAGGGCGCGGTGCAGCGGCATGTTTTCAATGGTGGCTTCCTGCCACCCGGTGAGCTGGGCGAGGTCAGAGATGATCTCGCACGTCACGGGTGGCATGGCTAGTTTCCCGAGCCGTCAACGCTGTCACCGGTGGGCAAAACGGAGGCACGGGCACGCGCCACGCATTCCTGCATCTCTTGAGCGAGCCGCGACACAGCGGCGATCTCATGGAGCGCGATGTTTTTCAGGACCCAAGCATCGTGCATGGCGATTTGTAGCTCGGCACTCATGAGCCGGAGGTGGCGGATGGCGGCGGCTTCGAGGTGCGCACAGTAGATGACGCGGGCGGCCTCGGGCGCGAAGTCGCCCATGGTATCATATGAGCCCAAGGCGGGCGCATTCATGTGGACGCGAAGCTCGCGGTAATACAGCTCGTTGGCGAGCGTGATGGCGATCTCGACGCCATGCCAGGCGAAGACACGATTGAAGTCGGTCTCGCGCTGCTCGGCGGTGATGAGTGGCGCGGTGTCGGTGAGGTTCACCGGCGGCGGTGAGGTCGTGGGTGCGGGGTCGGTGGGTAGGTGCATGGGTCTGGGTGTTAGAGGGGAGAGGTGAGAGGTGAGAGGTGAGAGGTGATCGTTGCGTTCGCCGCTTCGAGTTTGGCGAGGCGGGATTCGAGGCTTTGATCTGGGATGACGCGCACTTTTTTGCAGCGGTCGAAGAAGCTCATAAAAGAGGCGGCGAGGCTTTGGTGGCCTGCACTGAGACCGGCCTCAAAGATGGCGGTGTCGATGCGCTCTAACACGACGCGGTGCGAGGTGTCTTTTTCGACGGTGATGTGCAGGTGCGGCAGTGTGGTCTGACGGATGAAGCCGAGGGTGGCGGCCATGTCGTTCCCCTCAAAACGTGCGGCGGTGTAGTCGGGCCGACAGGGACGGAAGCCGCGCTGGTGCAGGCTGTGGATGACTTCGGTCTGCCAGCCTTGTTGCTGGAGTAAGGTGTTTTCTTCGTCGGTCATGGTGACGAGGGCGCGGTGTTGGTCGGTGATGCTCATGCGATGCGGAGGCCGAGTCGTTGCTGAACTTTGGCGAGGGTGTGACCAGGGGCGTCGGCGCGGAACGCGGCCCCTTTGTCGAGGTAGGTTTTGTGCGCCACGGTGATCCAACCGGCCGACTGCTGGTGCTTGCGCAACTCACGCAGACAATGGAGGGCGTGGATGGCGATGGCGAAGGGTTCCCAGCGTCGAGCGGGAAAGAGGGCGTTGGTGCGAAGCGCGGTCATATTGACCTGGGCGTCGGCACGCGGAGCGAGTGGGGTGAGCTTGGGGGCGAGTGCATAACGAGCCAGGGTATAGACGTGCGCGGTGCCGTTGTGCGTGAGGGTGAGTAGCGCATGGCCGACGCCGATGAGGGCTAGCGCGAGGTCTTGATCTGCGGTGGTGAGGGTGGCCTCGTGGGGCGTGGAGGAAGACCCGTGCTCGAGGAGGTAGCTGCTAGGCGCGGCCTCAACGAGGCGCATGGACTTGCCTTTCTGCGCATCCAGCAGGCGAGAGCGATTGTGCATGGTGCGCAGGGCGATGAGGTAGGGGTGCAGCGGCTGGGTGGCTAACTCTCCCTGCAAGGTGCCGTTGTTGAAGTCGCGCCGGAGAACACCGGTGATGAAGGCGCGACCCTGCCGATCTGGATCGACGCTGCTGGTGCGTGCGAGGTTCCAGTCGGTGTATTCGGCCCCGCTTTTGTAGTGCGTCATCTTGACGGCACGCAGCGCGATGTCGAGCGAGGCGAGGGCGGCGGCCTCATAGGTGTTGCGGGTGGTTTGCCAGGCAATCATGGGAGGTCGATGGTTGAGGGTTGAGGGTTGATGGCCGGAAACAAAAAGCGCGTGATCGGGAGACGATCACGCGCTGCGTGTGGGGTGATCGTTTGGGGAGATGGACAGGCTGGCAGCCTGTGACACTCAGTTCATCGCATGGCAGTGCTTCAGGTTGAGGCTGAACTCGCGACCGGTGCCGCTGCGGGCCTTTTTGAATTCAGGCTCACGGCTTTGGATCGTGCCGGTGCTGAGGGTGAGGCCGAAGACCTCGTCGTCGATGAGGTTGGCGAGGCTGGCGAGGGTGTCGGCATCCTCCAGGGCGGCGAGGCCTTGCAAGGCACCACCGCTGGTGGGGATCGGCATGCCGGTGAGGGTGATGTCGGTCACGAGGCCGTAGGCCTCGGTGTAGAGCAGCTCAGGGACGGCACCGCCTGCGGCGACGCCGAGCACGTCGTCATAGGTGCGGGTGGGCTTGACGGAGAAGTCGGTGACGAAAAGACCGGACTCGGATTTGAGGGAGCCGGGACGGGTGCCAGAAGTGAAGAGGGGAGTCATGACACCGAGCGGGCGGTGTCAAACTGAGCGAGGTGCGAACCACAGGTTGGCAGCCTGTGTCACACGTTGTTCCAGAAGGTCACGACCTGGAAGGGGGCGGTGAGGGTGAGGAGCGTTTTTTCCTCATTGTAGTCGTCGGTGATGGTGCCCGGATAGATGGCCTGGATGTCCCAGCCTTCGCGGTAGGCGTTGGTCTGCGCCTGGATGAAGGTCTGCCAGGTGCTTCGCTGGTCGTCGTCGAGCAGGCTGCGGAGGGCTTGCAGCCAGGCGTGGGCCTGAGTGCGGGTGGTCTGGCCGGTCTCGGTGCCAACATTGATTTGCAGGCGAAGATTGAGCGTGAGGGTGAGCAGGGTGTCGGCAGACTCGGGATCGACCTCGACCTCAAACAACGCGTGTGGATGCGTGAGGGCGCTGGATGAAGAATGTGTGCGGCGGGGGAGCTGCGACGCGCTAGGGACGCCGGAAAGGGCCAAAGCGGCGGCGCTGGCGGAGTAGTCGGCAAAGATCGTGCTGAAATGAGCGGCGGGTGAGGTGGAGGGCATCTGGTGGTGAGAGGTGAGCGGTGAGCGCTGACAGGGCAGAAAAAAGCGCCGGTGCCGTTTGCACGGTCACCGGCGCTCCAACGCATGAGGGGACAGGGTTTAGGCTTTGGCTGCGCCTGCGGCGACCGGTGCAAAATTGATGGCCGTGGTGCTGATGGCGACGCCGAGCACGGTGCAGAAATGACCAGTGGCCAGGTCGGCAACGGGGGCGATGCCACCGGCAGTGGCGGAGAGAACGAGCACGTCACCAATGGCGACGGTGGCACCGATCACGAGCGCAGGGTCTTGCGTGATGACGCTGATGCGTTGACCCGTGGCCCCACCGTTTTCGGCGATGCCGAAGACCTTGGCAGTGGTGGCGGAGGCGTTGGCGTCCGCAGGTGCGACGAGGTTGGTGCTGGTGAGATAGACGGGCTGGCCAGCGGTGATGGTGCTGGAGGCGGATTTGCTGACTCGCCGTGCGAGGGCGGAGCCGATGACGTTGGAAGCGGTGATGGAGATGTCTGCCATGGTGCCTTGAGGTGGATGTCAAAGAAGGCACAGGCTGGCAGCCTGGGTCACGATCTCACGCGACTTGGAGGCGGGAGTTTTTCAGGGCAGCGCGGATGCTGTAGCGGATGGAGTTTTGCAGACGCTTCTGCCGCTTGCCGGAGCGCAGGACGAACTGCATGCGGCGTGAGAGATCATTGGCGCGACCATGACGGGCGCGATTCGTGATGATGATCGTGAATTGATCCGGGCGAGGGATGACGGTGATGCTGCCAACCGTTTGCTGGTGACGTGTGATCCAGGTCGGAAGCGAGGTCTTCAAACGGGCGGCGGCGGGTGCGAAGCCGGAGGCGAGCAGGCCGACGCGGGATTGTTGCTGCTTGATGTAGCTTCGCACATAGCGGGCATCGCGGACATGCTCGCTTGGCTTGGTGCCGGTGACACGACCATTGCTTCCTCGGCGTTTTTCATGAGCGGCTCCGTCGTCGCTGCCGAAGTCGATGAGCTCTTTGAGTCCGAGCGTTTTGCAAATGCGGGCAGCCTGCGGCCAGTTTTTATGCTTCACCGCTGCCCAAAATGCGGCGGCGAGTTTTTCGTCACGCGCTTTGATGATGGCATAAAGTTTGCCGGGGGTGGCATAGACTTTCCACACGTCGCGCATGACGGCAGACTCGCCGCGTTTTTTGGAGGCCGGATTGGCTTTGCCCATGCTCGGTGGCGTGATGTCGGTGATGTCGCGCACAAAGCCGCGTGCGTCGTCTTCGATGGCCTTCGCCATGATCGCCGCTGCCTCACGCGGGACTTGTTTGAGCTTTTTGAGCAGCGGGCCGAGTTGGACGTTGGCGCTGATCATTGCGTGGTGACTTGCTGGCCGGTGAGTGTCCAGAAAACGCTGTGGGGGGACTCGTTGGGTGCTCCGGCGTCGGTGGCGAGCTGATAGACGCGACCCGTTTCGACGTGCGTGAAACGCACGGCACGGGTGCTGTCGGTGGTGGCGTCGATGACGTCGCTGGCGGGCAGCAAGGCGCAGGCCACGACGATCTTGATCGTGCGCGATTGGATGACGCCGCCGTCGTTCTCAAACTTCACGCCACGCCGCGCGATGAAGCCCGCAGGCAGGCGGCGATTGTTGAGCAGGATGGTGCAGGGGTTCCGCTGCAACAGTGTGGCGAGGTGCAGCTTTTCACTGGTGACGAGGGCGGCGGACATGCCGAGGTAGAAATGTCAAAGCGTGAAGGCACAAAAAAACGCCGCGTCCCCCAACCAAAAGGGACGCGGCGCAGGGGACACCGGCGGGCGAAGAATAACCGCGCCGGGTGAGAGCAATGAGAGGCAGATGTCAAACCTTGCGGAAGTAGGCCGCATGCTCATTGCTGTGCCGACAGGGCACGATGTGCAAGAGCTGCCAGCCGTCGCATTCCATGCTGGTGAGGATCAACGGCAGGTCCTCGGGATGTGCGAGCTTAACGGTGTTAAGCGCGATGACGCTCGTTGTGGGTGGTTTTGGGGGATTGGTTTTAGCCATGGCAAGAGTGTAGAAAAAACGGCCCACCGGTGAGGGTGGGCCGTTGAGTGGTCGGACAGGCTGGCAGCCTGTCTCACGATTAGCCGAGGAGCGTGGCGACGAACTCGGGCTTCCAGACTTTGACGCCGAAAAAGGCCATGAGCTTGATCTGGTTCATGCCGTAGCCTTTGTAGAGGCGGGCAGAGAAGCTGAGGCCGGTCTTTTCATCGACCAGCACCGCGATCTCTTCACCGACGTCGCCACCAGGCGGCTGCGCTGGGGGGCGCATGGCCAACTCGATGGCCGACTTGTGGAAGCCGACGTTGGCGGTGTAGCTGTTACCGATGGTGATCTCGGAAGCCGTGGTGCCCGCGACGCGGAGACCAGGGTGATTGATGATGATGTCGCCGCTGGTGGCGGTGATGCCGGTGCGCACCACGTAGTTGTTCGCGGTGTCAGTGTCCATCGCGATGACGTCACCGGCTTTGATGCCAGTGGTGTTCACGGTGCCGCCTTCGACACTGAGTGTGGTCTGGCCGATGGCTTCAGCGCCGCTGAAGTCGTAGCCGGTGCCTGCGCCTTTGGTGTGGAGCTGCACCCCGGCGGAAGTGCGGATGGAGAAGCCGGAGACGTTGAGCAGCTCACCCCGGCGAAGCGTGGCGTCGGCACCGGCTTCGTTGACCTTGGTGAGGGTGCTCAGGTTGCGCAGGTTCGTGCCAGCAGCGGAGCTGATGATGAGCGAGAGATCGCCATCGTCCATGATGCAGCCATTGTCCTCCAGGATCTGGCGGAGCTGGTTGATGGTGTTGAAGTTGGACGCGAAGGGCGTGGTGCCTGCGGTGCCAGTGGCGCGGGAGGCACCCTGATAGGCGGCCGTGCCGAGGCTGCCTTCGATCTGGTTGATCATCTTGCGGATGGCTTGCTTGTAGAGCTGCTGGAGGGCGAGCTCTGCGCCGACGGTGGCGGCGAGTTGGGCAAACTGCTCACCCTTGAGCGGGATGCTGGCACCGACATAAGAGCCGAGTGTCAGTGTATCCACCGAGGTGGTGATGTCAGCGGCATCGGGTGCCGTCATCGCGGGTGTGTAGGACGTTTCGAGCGTCGGCTCCTGCGTGCGCAGGGAGGTGACGGTGCCGCCAGCGGAGATGCCTTCGGAGCCGCCGTTGACCATGACGCCTTGGGCGAAGCCGGTGGGTTCGCGGGCGACCATGTCGCGAGCTTGATAGAGGATTTCAGTCAGTCCAGTGAGTGAGATGTCGTTAGCCATATGTTTGGATCAGTGAGAGTTGGGGGTGTGTTGGGTTTGAGGTGTCAATCGGCGATCATTCTTCGAGCTTGCCTTTGGCTGCCATGAAGGCGTTGCGCTCGGCGTGGGGGAGCTGGTTGAAGGCGGCGCGGGTCATGGTGTTGACGGGGGTGCCGCTGCCACCTTGAGCACCCTGGATGGGAGCGTTGCCACCGGCAGCACCGGCGGCACCGTTGGTGAGCAGGGCGGTGATTTTGGCGAGCTCAGTTTCCAGCGCGGTGAGCTTGGCTTTGTCGTCCTTCGTGGCCTCGGTGATGCTGGCAGCGAAGGCGGCTTTCACAGCGGCGTCTTCGAAGTCGATGACGACGTTGGGAGACTGTGGCTTGTGCGCGGTGATGGCAGCGGTGAGCTGGTCTTCAGTTTCATCACCCTTGACGGTGATGCCGACGAGTGAGGCGAGGGCGAGGAGTGCTTTCATGTTTGGAGGGGTGGTGAGGCGCGATGGCGACGGTGGCGGCGCGATGTCAAAGAGGGCACTCGGCACATGACGCAGCGCGGCGGTGATGCGGGCAGTCTTGAAAGCGGAGGCACTGAGGGCGACTTCGTCGCTGGTGGCATCGGCAAAACCGTGCTCGACGGCTTCTTCACCTGTCAGCCAGGTCTCGGCGTCCATCATCGCGGTGAGGTCTTCATCGCTCTTTTTCGTGCGCTCACGATAAGCGGCGAGGAGGCTGCCTTTGATCTTGTCGAGCAGGTCGGCGAGCTGGCGCATGTCAGCAGAGTCACCCACCGCAAAGCCGCTGGGGTTGTGGATCATCATGAACGCATTGCGCGGCATCTCGATCCGCGTGCCTGCCATGGCGATGACGGAGGCCATGGAGGCGGCGAGGCCTTCGATGCGCACGGTGACGTTCCCACGTGCCTTCAGGGCATGGTAGATGGCAAGACCATCGAAGACCTCACCGCCAGGGGAGTGAATGGAGAGAGTGATCGGAGTCGCAGCCGCGATGCTGCGGAGCTGGGCGAGGAAGTCTTTTGCGCTGACACCCCATGCGCCGATCTCATCGTGGATCGAGATTTCAGCGGGGGCTTCGGCGGAGGCGGCGTTGCGAATGGTGAACCAGGTCTTGCGGGACATGCTGGCGGGCGCATGTCAAAGCCGCGTGGACACGCTGAAGCGTGAACAACGAACTCTAGGCATCCAGCTCGGCGATGTCGGCGGCGAGGGTGGCGGGATTCAGGGCGGTGAGGATGCCAGAGGCGGGCTGCAATGTTTTGAGACCCATGCCGATGGCCAGGGCGACGCTGGCGGGGATTTCGACCTGGTCGAGCGGCAAATTTTTAGCGCGGGCGATGGCGTAGCGGATGCTGTCGAGCTTTTGGTCAATGGCGGCATGACGGACGGCTTCGCCATCTTGGCCGGTGCTACGCTCAATGAGATCGTCGGGCGTGATGAGGTTTTCACCGAGGCTTTCGAGGTCGGCGCGTTTGTCGCGTCCGGCATCGACCGTGGGATCAGGATCGGTGACGAAGTCGATCTGATTCCAGTCTGGAATGTTGGCATACTGGAACAGCGGGCCGCCGGGCATCATGGCCGTGCCGATGACTTTTTCCCACAGCCATTCCAGGAAGGGATACAGGCGGGCGCGGAGGCCTTCGTGGGCGCGGGCGACCTGCTGGAGCAGTCCGCGATATTCCACGCCACCGACTTTGCCACGGGTGAAGATCCACTCGGGCGGATACTTCAGCTCGAACATGAATGGGTGGAGGAGATCGGCGAGAATTTCGCGGAACGGGATGCCCTCTTGGGGATTGTTGAAAAAGTTGAAGGACTCGTTGTCCGACATCGGCAGGAACACTGCGCCTTCGGCGACCTCGACAAAGCGGCGACCCGTGTCGGCGGTGGGATTGCCACCTTGCTCGGCGAGTGCGATCTGCTGCATCGCATTGAGCATCTTGCCATCGCGGGTGGTGGTGGCACCGAGTAGCGAGGCGCGGACCTTGGCCGAGTGCTTGCGCAGGGCTTTGAGATCGAGCGAGTCGAGCAGGTCGCGACCACTCGCGAAGATGACGGGGTCGCCGTGATACTGATGGATGCGCGTCGGGTCTTTGAGATGGAAAATGTTTCGGTGTCCCATGGCATTGACCGCTGGTATGTCGGTGAATGCTTTGGAGAGCAGATAACCACTCGCGTCCGGGTCTTGATTCAGACGCAGGAGCTGGAGTTGATCCAGGCCGTTGTATTGCAGGCCGTCAAACCAGCGCAGCTTGCGGGCGGCGACGCTTTGCACGTCGCCATTGGTGAGCTGGTCACGGCTCACGAGTTGAATTTGAAAGGCTCGCTTGCTGCGGTCATTGAGTGACCACGAAGCGCCGGTCGGCTCATAGACGGGCAGGATGAAGAGTTCGCCATCGCCCAGCATGGCGGAGAGCAGCATGGGCTGGATCGCGAAGAGGTTGTGCTCTTTGCGGATGTCGATGGCGGGGGAATCAGCCCATTTTTTGAAGAGCGCGGTGGCCTCGCGGCGGAAGTCGGCATCTTGCGAGATGGACTTGCAGCCAATGCCTTTGCCGACGGCCTCACGCGGCAGTTGCTGGATGCCGTAACGCACCTGGGGAATGCCTTCCTCGCTTTGCAGGAAGCGGGAGATTTGCACGAGATCCTTCGACCGCTGCATGCGCTCGACGCTTTTCGAATTCCAGGCGGTGTAATGCGGCGTGGAGCGATAGCTGCCACCGGAGGTGGTGGTCGTGGTCGCGGCGTTGGTGATGGGCGCGGGTGCGGTGGGCTTGAGTGTTTTGCGACGTGACATCGGGCGGCGGAAGTAAGAGGTGAGACGTGAGATGTCAGAGATCAGCCGAGCAGGGTGGCAGGCTCGTAGCCAGGCCGGAAGCGGAAACCGAAGGGACGGGAGAGCGACTTCGCGACTTGGCCGGCAATCTCGGCCTCAAGGTCTTCGATGGCGGCCTGCACGGCCTGCCGCCGCTGCTCCGGCGAGGAATCGCGAAACTGCGCCGAGTGCGAGGAGCCCTCAAAAGCCTGCGCCGTGATCTCGGCACCGCTGCGATCCTCGGCCAGGAGGAGGTATTGCTCCGTCAGCCATTGCCGCTGTGCGCTCGGATCGCCCGCATACAAGATGCGGGCGTGAAAACGGAAGTCCGAAGTGAGGTCGGCGATGGTGACTGCGGCCATGCAGCGACCCGCATGTCAAAGGGGCCGAGCATGAGGCAGGGATGGTTGCCGCAGGGTGGGCGGGGTTAATTAGGTCTCGTCAAAGCATCCCACCAGCGCGGAGGAGCTGGTAGTCGATGCACGTGTATTTGGAGCAGTCGCCGAAATGGTCGTGAGGGACGCGTTGCCATTCGCCGTCGGCGTCGCGTTTTTGGCCAGTGTGGCCGAGTTTGACTTCGGGGTCGGCATCGGTGGGTAAGTGGAAGGCTCCGTCGATGCGCTTCATCATGCGATTCGCGTAGAGCATGTTTTTGATCTCGCGATCGTTGAAGACTAGCAGGGACATCTGGGGGCGGGTGGCGACGCGGGTCTCGTGGAGTTGTCCATGTTTGGCATCGGAGCCTTTGACGGGGATGAAGAAGCCTTTCGAGGCGGCACACACGTCGAGCTGATCGTCCTGCTGCCAACCGGTGTCGAGGTAGCCACGGACGGGGAAGATTTTCTCGCCGGTGCCCTCGACGATGATGTGACGGGCGCGGAGGAAGTCGGTGGCGAGGAGGTCTTTGGATGAGACGACGGTGCCCCAGTCGCAAACCCAAACGCCGCCGTCGTGGGCGAGGGCGGCGAGTTCCCAGTGCGTGGTGGCCTCACCGGGATCGGCATTGAGGAGGAGACGGAGCGGCTTGAATGGTAAGGTGCCGCGTCGATACAAGGGGCGTCCGTTTTTGCCGTCGGCAATGGCTTTGACCACGTCGTCCATCCTGAGGTTGACGTTGAACTCGGTCCACGGGCGAGCCAGGCGGCTGTTGTGATAGTCCTGCAAGCCGAACATGTCCTTGAGTGAGTCGAGGAAGTCCCAGGCCATGGTGCCGAAGCTCTTGGTGGGTGAGTAAAACGAGGGCAGGATAAAGGTGCGGCGGTTTTTGGCGGCGAGTAAGTTGTGCCGTTTTTCGAGGCAGCCTTCGACCATGGCTTGCTTGTGCAGCTCAGTGATCTGGCAGCCGTTGTGCGGGCAGAGGTAGCGGACGGATTCACGCACGCGGGTCTCGTCCCACTGGCCGGAGGCTTCACGGGCGGACTTGTCCCAGGTGAGCGATTGGTAGTCGCTGGGCAGCGTGAGGCCGAGGTGGGTGTTGTAGTCTTCGACATCCTCGGGGCGGCCAATCAAATCGAGATAAAACCAGCCGTGGCAGTGCGGGCACTCGACATAAAAATGCGTCTGGTCACCGGCGAGGATGTAGCGCCAGAAGGGGTGCGTGGGGCTGTTTGGCGTGCTGGAGTAGTAGTGGAACTCCAGCGCACCAAAGCCATCGGTGCGCTTCGCGATGAGGTGGAAGGGGTGGGCCTCGGGGGCTTGCTCGCTCTCGCTTTGGATGAGCTTCGAGGCTTCATCGCAAAGGGTGATGCCGTAGGAGCCGCCGGAGAGAGCGCCGGGGGAATTGCCGCCGACGAGGTTGACCATGCCGCCAGCCATGTCCATGGACATGGAGCGATAGCGGTCGGCGTTCGCGGGCTTGCAGGCGGCGAGGATGGGATTTTCGTCGATCAGCACCTGCATGCGCTTTTCGCTGAGTTCGGTCTTGGTCCAATCGCGTGAGCTGCCGATCATCAAGATCGGCATGGGGGCGTTCACCAGGCGATACGCGGCCCCGAGCGTGAGCATAGTCGTTTTTGCGATCTGCACGCCAGCGGACACCCCGCATTCATTGACCCCGACTTCGGGGTTGAAACATTCCAGAATCGGCCGCTGAAATGGGCGTGAGGCGGTGCGAAAGGGACCGGCGGAGTTTGGGGCCATCTTGCGCGGCAGGATGATGTTTTGCTCCAGCCAGGGCACGACGGCCTTGCGCCGCTGGGTGCGAAACATGCCGAGCACCTCGCATTGCACGGCGGCGGTGCGACGCTGCTGCGGGGTGGAATTCATAGAGCCAGTTCGGCGAGGACGTTTTCGAGCGCGGGATTGAATTCCTCCTCGCGCCACTGGCTGATCGCTCGCATGGCATGCTGGGGGTTGTCAGGGTTCGCCTTCTGGGCGATGCGGCCTTCAAAGGACGCGAAGAGCGAGACGAATTTCATGAGCGCGGCTTTGGCGTCCTGCCAGGCGGACATGGGCTGGAGGCGTCCGCTTTCCAGCTCGGCCTGCACTCGGCGCTGGCGGGCGAGGTGGTAGGACTTGAGGGAGTCGGCGGCGATTTTCACAAAGCCGATGGCAGCCATCGGATCACCGCGATCCAAGGCGACCTGCCGCTGCGCATTGGCAGCCACCATGCCCGCCCAGCACTGGCACTCGGCATATTCCTCGGGCGTCCATTGGTCCTGCGGCTTCTCCATCGCGGGCGGGGCCACATGCACCAGCCGATCTCCGGGTGGTGTCTGCCCACCCATCACGGCGACCAGGGCGCGTTTTTGCTCTTCACTCGGGTCGGCGACTTCGAGCGCCTTCGCTCCCTGCGTCGCCAAAAACGCCACGTAATCGCAGTGCCGATTTTTGGCATGGAGTTGCGCCGTGCGAAGGGCCACCCCCTTCGCAGCCATGTAGAGCTTCACCAGCCCCGATTCTGCATGCGACCGCGCCATGATGCGCATCCTGTGTCAAAGCGCACCGAAACCGCGCAAAACGCAACGCATGCGCCCAAACCATGCGCAAACACGTTTGCGCGTCCGCTCGCACAAAGGCCGTGAGACATTCAACCCGAACAGATGCCCTCCCCTGCAAAAAGATTCCTT